TCAGGCAGGCTCGGCCGCCATGTCGTCGGCCGGATAGAGCTGCAACATCGCGCGCGCCGCCTCGACGTTTGAAGTCGTCAACCATTCCTCCCAGTCTTCCGGTCGCAGGATGACAACCGAGCGCTTCTCGTCGCCCGGGCGGTGCATGTGTTTCATGATCGAGTGCTCGTCGCCGTTCACCGTGATCATCGCCATGGTGTGACGCTCGACGCCGTCCGGGTACTGCAGCGTGCGCCAGATGCCGGCAACGCAGAGCGGTCGCCAGCCGGCGAGCCCGATCCGGTACCGCACGTGCTTGCCTGTCTCCCAGTTCGGCTCGTATATCCACTTCGCCGGGATCAGGCAGCGGCGACCGGCGCGCCATGCCGGCGCGTACAGCGGCGATTTTCCGAGGTTGTCGTCGCGCACGTTCATCGTGCTGCGGATGATCGGCGGCTTGCGGCCTTGCTCCTTCGCCTTCTCGACGTTGGCCTTCTGCAGCGCGCGCGGCCAAAAGCCGAAGCCCGCAATCAGGGGCTTAAATTGCCCGTCGATGCTCGCGACGATCGGCGCGTCATAGTCCTGATAGATCTCGGCCTTCCACGGATGCCAGCGATAGAGATCGACAAAGCTGTCGATCCGCAGCTCGCTCAGCCCCGGATCCTCGCCCGGCGCAACGTAATTTGTGCACATCAGCCGTCCCCAATTTTGAGAGTTGACGGCGCAATCTTAGCGCGGGATATACTGTATATCCATACAGGTATTTGGCATCATGAGCGGCACCGGCTCCGGCCTTTTCATCGAAAAAATCAACCACCCTTGCTGGACGTGCGAGCACTGGTCTGGCGTGGCGTTCTGCGGTGGTGCGCATGCGATCTGTATGCATCCCGGTAACGTCAACGGCGTTGTGACGCGGCCGCGCTTAGGATGCGCGTTTTGGAAACGGGCGATCGGCCTGGACGACCTCGATGACGAGGCGTGCGATCGGCTCGCGCACCGATTCGCGCGGCCGACCCGATACACCGTAACTTCGAAGTAACCTACTTCGCTGCGATCAGCGCGTCGTAATCGCGCTCGCATTGCTGGCCGGCGAGGCGGGCCCGGTCAGCGTACTCTGCCAGCTCGCCCGCGCGCTTGTCAGCCCGGCCGAGCACGTCGGCAAGCAGATCGAGGGCGTCGCCGGTTGCCTGGCTTCCGGCGGTAGCGGCGGGATGGCGGGCGGCTGCGACGAGCTGGTCGACGCGCTGCTGCAGGCTGCCAGCGGCAGCGCGAGCAGCAAAAGCATCAGCCAGCGCCGCCGTTCGTTGTTGGTTCGCATCTTTTGCAATCTCCGATTGGGCCGCGGTGCGGCGTTGTTCCTCGGCGCGCGCGGCGGCTACGGCATCAATCTGATCCTTCTGCGCGGCGATGGTTGTCGTGCGCACGCCGTCGGCGTGGCCCTTGAAGTAGAAGCCGCCTGCCGTGATCGCGAGCGCGACGACGAAGGCAAGCCAGGCACGGGGGTCGAGGATCGTCATGCTGCGACCTCCCCACCCGCGACTTGGTATGCGGCGAGCAGCCGCTCGATGTCGTTTTCGTGCTGACCGTAGCCGGCGCCTGGCAGGCTGGCCCATACGTTCGACACCTTTGCGACGGCCTCACGGAAACGACCGGCATCGATTAGCGGCAGCGCACCGTGCTCGCGCAGCTGCTGCAGCGCATACCTGTCCTGCGAGATCGGACCGAAGTCCGGTAGCCTCATCTGCGCCTGATAGGTGCGCCACCAGCGAAACAGAATCTGGTAGCGGCCGGCCGCCGTCGACGGAACTGGGATATTGCGGTTCAGGACGTTCGGATGCGCCGCGTAGCTGGAGAACAGCAGCGGCCGCGCCGGCGTCGCACCGACGAGCACGTTATAACCGTCGTCAGACTTTGCGAGCAGCGCGGGTGTGATCTCGCTCGCTGCGATCATGTCGAGAAAGGCGACCCGGTTCTTACCGCCTGCCGCCATTGCGTCAATGCGCGCCATTGTGTTTGTGCTCCTTCGTCCACCAATAAGCCTTGCGGCCCAACACCCACATGCACACAATCGCCATGCCGCAGGCCATCATGGTTTCCGGCATGTCGATTACCGATAGCATGCGGATCGGCTTCACCACATTCACGGCTGCCGCGATACCGATCACCGAGAAACCGAGCGTGCCCCACCATCCTGTCGAGATCGAATCGGCAACGGTGATCCAGATGCAAAAGCCGAGCACTACGAGGTTTGCGAGAATGAAAATCGTGACCATTACTGCCCTCCGAAGAAGCGGCGTTTAAGGGCCCCGAGGAAGTCTGCATCGTTGATTTCTTTGAACAGCTCTTTTGCGATCGCAAGCCCGAACAGGCCTACGAGAAAGCCGATCGCCTGCTGCGCGCCGCCGTCCGTAATGGCGAACCATGTGACGATGGCGGGACCGATGAAATACGACACTGCTGCGCCAGCGACGAACGACACCGCCTTCTGTCGTCCCGTCAGCCCATCGCCGATGAACCGCAGCGCGATCAGCGATCCGATCGCGCCCGGGATGATCTTGATGAGCAGCGCGCCGGCCGCCGCAACAACGCTGGTTGTGGGTTCTGCCATGTGCTATTTCCCGGTCGAGATTGTTGCGAAGAGGGCCGCCAGCATGAACATGTTCAGTTCGTCGTAGCGCACCCCATAGCGATTGCCGGCCGCGAGCACCTTCTCGCTCCATGCCTCTTTCACCAAGATCTTTTCCGCCTCCTTCAGCAGGATCGGGTTGCCGTCTTCGCCGAGCAGCGGCGAGTACTCGGCGGGGGTGAAGGTGTATTCCGCCTGGTGCTCAACAAACTCGTCCTGCCACTCGTCATAGCAGAGCACCCCGTACTGCATCCCATCCAGACCCTCGGCCTCGAACGCGGCTTTCACGTCCTGCGCAATCACGCCGGCATGCCAGCGCGCATCGCCGCCCTTCGCGGCGACGGAGTCGTTAAATTTGTAGACTCGCGGCAGAGACATCAGGCGCGCTGCGACGCGAAGCTCGGCATCGCTGAGGGCACGGACCTGCTGCTTCTCCGTTGCGTCCGATGTAACGATGCTGCCGGTCCCTGCGCACACCTGTGACCAGCGCCGCGGAACAGTCCCGCAGCTGATGGAGTTGTCGTTGAATGGGCGCAACGTCGCATACGCATCGATGTTCGAGGCGGCCTGCAGGAAAATCGCGTTCGCGAAAATCGAAGCCGTGCCGCCACCTGTTACGCCAGTCCCTCCGCTCGACTGCCACCGCACGTCATAGTCCGCGTCGGCAGTGCCAGAATGCATGTCGAGTGTCATCGTGCCCGCGTTGCCGCGCTTGCCGACCTCCATCGTGCCGTCGGGCTTCACATGGAAATATGGCGTGCCGGTGATGTCCTTCGCATAGATTAGCGCGACGGGGGCATCGCCCACCGGGTTGACGCTGGCATCGTGATAGAACGCATACGTGACGCCGCCGTTCGCCTTGAAGCCATACGACATCCGACCGGCGGCAAGGTACCCGGCATCGATGTAAAAGGCGCCTGTACCGTCGATGTTGGTCACGTAGTAGCCGTTCGCCTCGATCGGGCCGCCGCGCGACTGGGCTTCAGCCTTCAGGTTCTGCACGCCCAGTTCCATGCCGTTCACCGCACTGCCGTAGCTGTTGGTATCGATGAACACGTTCGCATTGATCGCCCATGCCTTGCGGAACGCATTCACATCGAGGCCGGCCGTGCCCGGCGGTGTCGCCGGGGGTCCCGACGTCGATCCGTCGACGAGATACCATGACGACACGTCGATCCAGCTGCCGTTCGGATCCCAGGCCGTGACGATGCCCCGGTAGGCCTGCGGCGTGTGGCGCGTGCGGATGATCATGCCCTTACGCATCTGCTTCAGGTACATGGCCGACAGTGGCGTCGACAGCACAGCGCGCGTCGCCGTATAGGCGCTCACTGCCCCAGTTCCATACTGGGCCGTCGGAAGCCGGTTGCTCACATACAGCGCGACCGAGTCAGCACCGTTGCCCTTGCTCAAATAAGACGGATCGGCGAAGCCGCTCACCTGAGCCTGCTCGTCGGCCCGACGGTTTGCGGTCACGGACAGAGTCGTCGCCGAGTCCGTGATGCCGTGATGAAAGTCACCTGTCTTCGACCCGAGACGCGTGATGCGCCCGTTCAGGTATTGCGGGTTGTCAATTACCGCACCCGGGTGCACCAAATAGTTGACCTCCTTCCCGGCCGTATCAACGTAATCCGACACCTTGAACGAGCCGGCCGGGATCTCGACCTCGGTCCAATCGCACGACGGGATCGACGCGTTTTGTGCGGCCTGGCTGTCACCGGCGGGACTCGCCTTGACAGCCGCGCTGATTGCCGCGGTGTCGTCTTGGCCATGGCCCGCACCGAAGTTCGACACCGAGAATCGATCGCGCAGCAGCTGCCAACCGGCACCGTCGTTTGCCACGATCTGCGATCCGCCGTTTTCCCAGCCGGCCGGCGCGACGTCATAGGCCTTGCGGAAGTAGCCTGAGCTCTTGATGTCGCCGTCGCCGTAGTAGCTCGTCGCGAACGCCTGCTGGAACTTCGTGCCGTTCAGTGTGCGCAGCTCCGCGATCGACGAGACGATCCTCGGGCTCTTCGCCTTGAAATAGTCCGCCAGCGTGCCGCCGTCGAATCCGATCATCGAAGCACCGCTGTCGTGCGCCAGATCGGTATCGCTGACCGGGGAAGCGACGACTTCGTCCCACAGCAGATTCCCCTTGCGATCCTTCACGACCTGGCGATACATTCCAGTGCCCCAGATCGTTGCGCGGCCAGCGCCGTCGAGCGTCACCGGATTATCGTTCGGGACCGTCAGGTCGGAATCGCGGAACGTATCCTTCTTCGTTTCGGTGTTGGGCTCGAAATAGCTCACCTGGCCGCCGACGAGCGGACGCCCGTTCGAGTCGATGAACTGCACTTTGCCGTTGGGGAGAATCGAAGGCATGGTTTAGAATCCCCTCATCAATAAGGCGGGCATCATGGAAAAATTGTTGATCGGGGTCATCGTCTCGGCGTCCTGGACGTTCGTGCTCACGCTAGCGGCTCGCTGGTACAGCCGCAGCCCCAGCAACCCCGGGTACGAACGGCAAAAGCTGATTCAGCGCATCAACCGAACGCCGCTGGACCGCCACTGGAAGCTCGCCGCCAAGCGCGGTCTGCGCCGCTCGCTCGTTGACGAACTGATTGATCGAATTACGGGCAATGTTCAGCCCCGGTAACCGCATCTTGTCCGCCAGCGACGTCAGCGCGTTCAGCGCCATCGAGGCACCGGCGGCCGCCGTATTCGAATGATTCACCGCTGCGCCGGCTGGCTCAGCCTGCACATTTGCCGCAACACGCCCGATCTGCCGAAGTTGCGCCGCCTGCTGCGGCCCGAACAGCGCGTTCAACTTCACGTTTCCGATTGAGTTCAGCGCCTTGTTAAAGGCCGCCTGCGAAAACGTTCCGATCTCGTCGCTCGCACCGCCGAGCGCCTTCCCCTTCAGATACTCGAGTGCCTGCATCTGAAGCGCGCGGCCCTGATCCGGAACCATGCTCATCAGGGCGTTGACGTCGTCGGCCGAGCCGTTCAGCACGTACCGATTGAAGAAGTTGTCGGGCACCGCGCGGCCGCTCACGACAGCCTTCAGCGCCGGCGTCGAATCGATTGTGCCGAAGCGCGCCGCCGCTGCATCGCGCGCGCGGTTGAACGCGGTGATCGCCTCGGCGCCCTGTGCCGCCTCGCTACCGAGCAGCGGCTCGGTGTTGTCGAGCGCGTCGCGGACGATGCCGAGCGCCCGGACGATGTTGCCGTTCTTTCCGTCGTTGTCCGCGATGCCCTGTGACAGGATCGTCTTGAATTGCTCGGCCGTACTGACGTTAAGCGGCGTCTCGCCGCTCGCGAATCGGTCGAGTTGGCGATCGATGGCGCCGGGCAGATGCAGATCGCGCATCTGTTCCCCCAGCTGCTGCCGGGCCGTCGACACGAACTGATCCGCGTCGAGCGGAATGTCGTTCCCATTGATCGCATGCGCACGGGCATACATCTCGGCGACGCGGCCCTGCGCGGCCGTGTCCTCTCGCGCGAGCGCATCCATCAGCTGCCGCCCGGTCTGGTAATCGCCAAGCGCCTCGTTCGCCCCCTGCCGGTTCAGCGAGTCGATCAGCGCGGTGTTTTGATCCGCGTAGCGCTGCATCAACGGCTCGCCAGCGCCCTGAATGCCGCGCAGATTGCGTTCGGTCGTGAACTGGCGCGGATCCCGTGTCGCCTGCCCGAGCGTCAGGCCGTTTTGCGGCCCGAGCACCGCCGTGCCTTCTGCCTGACGAAGCGCGGCCGCCGGATCGAGAGTTCGATTCGTCGCGAGCGCATCGGCAACGCGCGATCGCACGTTGTTCAGCAATGCATCCGGGATAGCAGCCAGATCGATGCCCTGCTCCTGTGCCGCCTGCCGGATCACCGCATCAGCATTCTGCGAGGCCGCAGCCTGCGTCGATGGCAGGCGCGCGCTGACGCCGGACATGACCCGGCTGATACCCGTCGCCAGTCGATCCGCGACGGCGCCGAGCGCCGTGCCCGCAGCACCGCCCACGGCCCCGCCGAGCGCGCCGGCGCCGGCCCGTTCCGCCAGCGTGCCGAGCGTGTCTCCCTGATGCATCGGCTGTGCCGCTCCCGTGACAGCGCCGGCTACCGCACCGCGGCCGACCATGCTTGCGAGTCCGCGCGCGCCGCCAACGATCGGGCCGCCGATCAGGTTGACCGGGTTCGCGATCGCACCGCTGATCTCGCCGACCGTCTGCTCGGTGCCGTTTGCCGGCGCTGGCGTGATCGCGTCGACGCCGCGCTTGATCAGCGTGTCGACATCCTGCAGCTGCGGGTCATGGCCGAACGCGCCGCCGACAGCGTTGATTGCCGCATTGACCGGGTTCGCGACGAGCCCGACCGCATCGGCTACTCCGTGGCCTGCGGCGCGCGCCGCCAATCCGACCTGGCGGCCGAGGTTGTCAATCGTCCAAGGGGACGCCTGCGGTGCCGCGTCCGGGGCTTTCCCGCGCGCCGCCAGCGCGGCCAGCAGATCGGCATCGCTGATCCCGGCGAGTTCTTGCGGCGTCGCCGCGTTCGCGGTGCCGGAAATCGCGGTTGCAACAGCGTTCCCGACCCGCGCGAGCACACCCGGTTGCGCGGACGGCTGCCGAGGCACCTGCGCACGCTGAACGGTCTGCATCGCAGCCTGCAGCTTCGCGACGTACTGCGGATCTTCCGCATAGCCGGCCGCCTTCAGCGCCGACGCGTAGCGGCTCATATCGGCGCCTGCGCCGACAGCGTTGGGATACTTGCGCGCAATCAGGCTCGCATAGTCCGAGGCGAAGTCGGACGGGCTTGCATATGCGCGATACGAATCGGTCGTCCCCGTCATGTTGTCGCGCGCCGCAACGCCGCCGCCGGACAGATCCTTAATGTTGCCGAGGTTGTTCGTGCCCGGGATCACCGACTTGCCCCAACCCGTTTCATGCCCCCATTGCGCGAGCAGAACGTTTCGATCAACACCGAGCTGCTTCCCGACGGCATCGGCAACGCCGCCAAACTGCGCGGCGAACGATGTTGGTGAGAAGGTCGCGGGCTTGATTGAGCCGATGAGCTGGTCGTCCGAAAGTGCGGTCAGGTCGGCCATATCAGTACCCCATCGCCTTCAGGCGTGCAGCAAGCTGCGGGTTCGTCGCCGCGCGCCGGCGCAGTTCCGCAAGTGCAGCATCCGGCGCAGGTGCAGCGGCCGCCGGCGACGGCTGTGCAGCTGCCTGCGGCTGCGATTGCTGCGGTGCCGGCGCGCCGGGGCGAGGCTGAGATGCATAGTCCTGGTTCGCGTTCGACACGATCGAGGGAATCAGTCCCGCGCCGGGGCCGGCCTGCGCCTTCAGTGCCTCGATCGCGAGATCGCGTGCACGTGCCTTCTGCTCGATCGTCGCGGGCGAATCACCAGTCTGCGGGAAGTATTTCTTCTCTTCGTTCGCGAACTCCGAATCAGCAATCGCAGCGCCCGATTCCTTCCGCAGGATCGCGCTGACGAAGTTGCGCTTCGCCTGCTCGTACGACTGCTGCTGATCGCTGTTCAGCCAGTTCGTCGCGCCGGCCATCGCACCGCCGATCACCGGCAACCCGCTCGCAGCGCGATAAACGGGGTTCGTGTTCGTCGTGCCGCCGGCTTCGAGCTGCCGCAACATGTTCTGCGCGTCGAGCGCACGCGCGCCGAACGCCACCGCATTCGACTGTTCTCCGGTCAGGTTGCCGACCGACGTCGCGATCGGCTTGCCATCGGCACCCATTACCGGCATCGACTGGCCAGTCGCCTTGTTGATGACGACGCCGTTCTTCGCGTCATACTCGAGTGCACGCATGTTTTGCGCGCGCGTCTCGACTCCTTCGCTCGCCTGATTGTGACGCTGCGTTTCGCCGAATTGGGCCTGCGCGAGCTGCTGGTCGATAGCCTTGTTGTGCTGATCGAGCTGCTGCATAACAGTCAACGCCTCGCGCTGCTTGTTCGCGACGATCGTCGGATCGTATGTGGCCGGCATGCTTGCGACCGAGTCGGCACCAAGGTGCGCCGCGGCCCACTGGCGCGCGAGATCGTAGCTCGCTTGATCGGTAACGCCATTGAGCACCTGGCCAATCGCTCCGATCTTCTGCAGCGATCCCTCGATGCTCGCCTTCTGTTGGGCGAGCTGGGCCGACTGCGTTTCCGCGAGCGATTTCGCGAGCGCCGGCACCGCCGCGCCGTAGCCGCTCGACGCAACATTGCCGACGATCCCGCTCGCATTCAGTGATCCGTCTGCATTCACCGCACCGGGTGCCTTGAATGCAGCGTTCAGCGCCTGCGCCTGTTCAACCTCGCGCTGCTTGTCCTGAATCGCGAGATCGTACAGCTGGTTCTGGCGCTGTACGCCTTGCAGCGCAGCTGCCTGCGCGTATGTCGTCAGCGGATTCTGGATCTGGACCGGCTGAGCCTGGAGAGCGATGTTTGGATCGAGTGCCATGGTCACACCGTGAAGCCGTAGGAATTTCCGCCGACGTTGTAGCCTGTCGGATTTGATGCGTTCGCCGCGCCGTAAAGCGTAGAACCGCCGCCACCCGCAGCAGTCGGGAATAGCTTGTTCAGCATGACGCCGCCTTGAATGCTGTTGATCGCACCCGAGATCCCGCTGTTGATCGCGTTCGCGGAACCGACTGCACCAGCCGCCGATGCAGCGGCGCCGGACGTAATCGCGTTTGCAACGTTTCCGGCCGCCTGTGCCCCCATGGCCCCTGTCATTGCCGCGGCGTTCTGCCCGCTACCGACAACGCCCAGCAGGCGATTTACGGCGTCGCTCGCAATCCCATAGTTCGTTCCGAAGTTGCCGAGCGCATTGCCACGATTCGTCGAATAGGTCGAGAGCGCTCGATTGAACGTATCGCCGTAGGTTGAATCGGCGAGACCCGTTGCATACGTGGCTGCCCCCTTCATAGCGGCACCCGATGCACCCAAGCCCCGGGCCGACGCACTGTTCTGTGCGGCCTTCAGCCCTTGATCGAGCGTGAACTTGTATCCCGGCGTGGCCGCAGCTTCAGCCGCCGTAGGCGCGTGGAAATCGCCATAGCTGAATGTCGCCGACAGCAGCGGATTCTGAAGAGCGGATTGCAGCTTCGGAATGAAGCTCGATCCGAGATCTCGATATGGAGCAAGGTCAGTTCGTGTCTGCTCGTACTGCTTCCATTGGAGATCTGCCGCGCGATTGGCCGCGTCAGCCTGGGTCTGCGCAGCGTCGCTCGCCGCACTTGAACTCATAGCGGATCCGGCCAAACCGGCAACCGCACTCCCTACGCCTACGGCCGCTGCGACCATGTCAATCCTCCAGCCACTTTGAGTACGTGGTTTCGACAGGCTCGAAACCGAGGAAGCGGAACAGCGCCGTCGCATCGTGGGCGTTCTTGCTTCCGACGAACCAGAGCTTCACGCCGCGGCGTTTCAGCTCCTTCTCGACGAAACGGAACATGCGCGCACCAGCCATACCGGTGCGCTTGTCTTCGCGCACAAAGAAGATGTCCGGCGAGCACGTCAGGCACGAACGATAGTGCAGCCCAGGTGCGATGAAGCAGACGAAGTAGCAGGCAATTTCACCAGCCTCGCGGCCGATGACCATCATCAGCGAACCGTCACGTTCGCGTGCTCGATAAACCTCGACCTGCGGCTCCAGTTCAACGCCATGGTCCTTATGCAGCGAGATCTCGCCATAGTGCGCATGTAGGAGCGGCAGCAGCTCGCCGTAAACGTCCGAGAATCGCTCGACCGTGAAAGTGATCATGCAAACCTCAGATCGATGACGAGGTGAATGCGGTCCTCGCCGCTGTTGTTGAGCACTTCATGCTCGACAGCGTTCTGAAACCACCACACCTCGCCGGGACGCATCCAGATCTGCTCGTCACCGCACCGGAAGACGTTGCCGGGCTCGGACTGCAACACCACGTGGTATCGATCCCAGTACGACGCATGCCACTCAGAATCTGCATGAGGGAAGATGCGGCCGCCCGGTTTGATGCGGTTGATCATGCAGCGTCCGACGCGGGTAGCGCCGAGCGTCGTCGAGAGCGCCATGATGTGATTGCGCGCTTCAGGAAGCTCGTTGATCTCCGCGCGCCACGGGCACTCATGCAGATCGTGACCCGCGAGCTTGTTCTGCTTGTACAGCTCAAGGTCTGCATCCGACGCGACAGCGACGTGCTCCTGGAAACGCAGATAGATCGTGTCCGTCTCGCCGAACGGCCCCTGCGGAAACTTGCGCAAGAAGTCATCCGCCTTCCACAAGTCCGGCTTACGGTAGATCGCATTCAGCAGCGGCACAACATTCACGCCCTCGGCGACTTTCAGGAAGTTCCTCACGATGCGTCCGCCTCCGCGCCAGTGATCGTCAGCGTGGTGCCGTTTCCGTCTGCGAACAGCGACGACGGATTGACGATCTTCAGATTCAGGATTTCGGTCAGCGGAAGCGACTTCCCAGCCGGTATCGTGACCTGGTGCACGCGCGTCGCATCCCCAGCCGCGCCAGCGTTCGGCACGAGGTACACGTTCACCACGATCGGCGCTGCCGTCGGGTTCCATGCGTTCGCCGAGTGCACCGCGCCCTGCTTGCCGGCCGCCGGCGCATAAACGGATGCAGCGGCACCGGTGAGCACCGATTGGGTGAGAGTTTTCCAGTTGACGGCCATTGTCACGCCTCGATGAGTTTGCGAATATCGTCCGCCGCGCGCGGCGCGACGGGCACAGGTTCGGGGAGTTGCGCTGCCGCGCGACTCGGTACCGCGACTGGATCGGGCAACGAGGCGGAGACGCGCACGTTCACCGCGACCGCGTCGGGCAACACGTCGGCAGCCGCGCGCGGAGGCACCGGCACGGGCATGCTGATCACGAGCGCCTCGAGCATCGCAACGCGCTGCAACAGTGCAGCGAGCACGGCCGTCGTCGTGTCCGAGTTCAGCAGCATTTCGAGCTCGTCGACCTTCGCCTTCAGCGCGGCCGCGTCGACGCCTTCCGCGCCGCCCGTGCGCTGGTATTGCTTCAGGATGAATTCGAGCCACGGACGATTCCAGCGGCCCGCAGGATCGAGCGGCAGCACGCTCTGCTCCGGAAACGGCGATTTCATGTCGATCTTCTTCGCCATCACGCCTCCCCGCTAGCCTTGATGTATGCGCCGTTGAGGGCCGTCTTGACCTTCGTCGACCATGACACCTCGAAGATCCGCCCCATGCCGCGATCGCAGCCGAGCCGGTTGAATTGCGCTCGGCGACCGAATTCGCCGCGCTCGCCAAGGCCACGCGACAGTGGCGTGCCCCATGTCCGGCCGCGCGTATCCGACCAGCGCAGCCGCACCTGCGGCTCAGGGTCGTTCGCGCCGACCGTACCGACCTCCATATCGACGATGAATCGGTCGTAGGTGATCACGTCACCGTCGTTGCCCGTGTTCGGCCACGAACGCACGTGCAGGCGCTCTTCGCCGTCGTCGTCGAAGGTTTCGAGCGACATCTCGTAGAGGTTGCCGTTCTCCCAATCGCCGACGAGCTGCATGCCGCGCCACGTCGCGAAGCAGGCGCCCCGATGACGGTGCAGCTTGCCGGCGTCGTCCATCCACAGGCGCTCGTGCCACTGCTTCGTCGACAGGTCGTAGCACCAGGTCTTGTCAGCGGACGGGAACGTGAGCACATAGAACATGTGCCCGTCGGCCTGGTGCGTGTAGCCGATCGCATCGTCGAGACGCGGGTATGTGCGCAGCTCATCGGAGAGCGCCGGCGTCGAGATCATCAGCGCGCTCATTTGGTCGCTGCGGAACACCAGGCCTTCGCCCTTCTCGCCGCCGCCGAGCCAGTAGACGGACGTGTCCATCGCGGCAATCGACGCCGGCGAAGCGCAGCCGTACTCGATGAAAGTGCCGGGATAGCGCGCGAACGCGAAATCCGACGCGCCAGCGTTGTACCAGACCTCCGTGGTCTTCTCGCCGAACACCCAGATCGTGCGGTTCGCCACCTCGACCGCGACTGTCTTGTCCGATGCGCCGTTCTTCGCTGCGATGTCGAGCGGATCGAACGTCACGGCCAGCGCGCCGCTCGCGTAGAACTGGCGCGTGCCCGGCTGGTTGAACAGCATGAAATCGTCGATCACCGCGACGCGGTTCGAGCCGTAGAACGCTTCGTCATCGATGATGCTGAATTCGTGGCTCGACAAGTCGACCCGGTAGCCGAATTTCGAACCATCGACGACGACGAGCTCGGCGCTGTTATCGCGCATGCTCACCGGGCCGGCCACCGATAGCAACGTGCCAAGCTCCGTGAATACCCAGTCGGCGCTCACTGCGTACAGCTTCGACGCGACCGCGGCGAACAGCTCGCCATTCGATGCGCCATAGAGGCCGCGGAAGCCGCGCGTCGGTGCGATCGCGCGCCGGATCAGGCCCGGAGTTGGGTAATGCGTCACGGGAAACTCGGAATCCGCGGGGTTCTGTTCCGCGTAGAGGTTCACGCATCGCTGGTTCGCCGCGATGACGCTGCGCGCCTGGTATGCGCCGGTCGTGAGGGCGCCCTTCATACCAGCCACCCTCGGCCATACCGCCAGCCGTAATCGTCATCGCTCGGCCAGCTGCACTCGCGATCGTTGTGCACGACCATCACGCCACGCGCGAGCGTCGTGCGCTTCCCATCCGCGCCATCCATGTAGATTCGATACGGCAGGCGGCCACACGCCTGATTCGTGTTCAACGGAACGAAGACGAATGACGTTTCGGTGCTGCCGGGCGCATCAATCGACAGCGCCGGATAGCAGCAGTCGGAGATCTTCAGCGTCAGCGTCGCGCCGGTCAGATCTTGCGGATCGACAGTATCCTCGTCGTCGGCCGCATAGACGTCGAGCAGCACGCGAAAGTCATCCCCCGCAGCAACCGCGAAATCGCGTTCCTGCGCGGGTTGATCGAGTGCCACTGCGAATTTCACGTCCATCAGAAATACTCCGCTCTGACCGGTTCTCCCGAGGCCGGCGCGCTCACGATCGCCGTGATCTCGCGCTCGCCCCACATCCACCAGTTCGGATCCTGCGGTTTGCCGAATTCCGGCGCCGCGAGAAACGACGCCATCAGCACATACGGCTCTTCAGCCGCCTCCGGGATCGTCTGGACCGTCCAGCGCACACGCTCGTCCTTTCGGAGCGACGCATGCGCGGCTTTCAACGCCCGCTTAGCTACCAGCAGATCCTCGGCGTCGGCCACCTGCCCCGCCCCGAGCACCCTGATCTTCTTCAGCACCCGGTTTGCCAGATCGGTCTGCGTCGACGCCATCACCTTCCCCCTGCGCGGCCTGAGCCGCATTCGCCAGTGCCGCCTCGAGCTCGGCAATTCGCGCGTGTGCTTCGTTCAGCTCGGCGCCGCGCGCGGCGTATGCCTCGTGCAGATCGACATGGTCGGTCCGCAGCGCCGCCAGCGCATCGCTCAGTTCGCCATGCGACTTCGCAAGCACCCCGTGCGCCATCGCGTCGATCATCGGCGTCACCGATCCGGCCGCCGCGGCTGCGATCGGGGCAAACGCAGTGCGCGCCTCGACGCCCTCGACTTCGAAATGCGGGTTCGCGAGCAACTTGCGCGCAGGCGCGTCGTCCATGTCGACCCATTCGCCCAACGGCAGCGCGCGGCCCGCGAAATGCGTCCCGCGCCGATGCTCGTCGCCGCGCGGGTCGCCGATGAATCTCACTTTCGCCATTTCAGCCTCGTCAGAATCGGGGGCGACCACTGCGGCCGCCCCGTGCGCCGTTTACGCGTTCGGCGGCAGGAAGAACACGTGAAGCGTCACCGTGCCCGTCGCCGCGCCAGTGGCAGGTGCCGCGTGCACAACGACGTCGACAGTGTCGTCCTGCGTCAGCGTCTTCGGCTGCGCCGTGACGGCGGATGCGCGCGCGACGCCGCCAGCCTGGCCGACGGTCGATGCAGCGATGAAGCGCTGCGGTTCGTCGCCGGTACCAACGTCGAGCGTAATCGTCGGTGCACCGTTCGTATCGAGATCGCTCGTCACGAGCATCACGTCGACGATCGTCGAGCCCTTTTGCAGTGCCGGACCCTGCAGGACGTCGTTCAGCGCGAGTGCGGCGGTCAGCGACAGCTGCGCGGTCGCACATTTCAGGCTCTTTGCGTCGCCAACGCCGGATTTCGCGGCCGAGCGCCCGGCCAGCGGGCTCATTGCGATGATTGCCATATCGTTCCCCTATCGGTTCGGAAGGAAGCGCCGCACCGCGGCGCCGTCCATGCGCGATCAGCGCGTTACGCGTCCGCGACGGCTGCCGCGTACACCGTGACCAGGCCGTGCTGCACGAGATCGTCGGTATCGTCCGGGCCCTTGCCGAAGAGCAGCTTCTCGATGCCGCGAATTTCCTGCACACCGACACCGGTGCGGAAGCCGTAGTCGCGCACGTCGGTCGTCGATTTCGTCCGCTGCGCCCATGCGATGCCGATCGCCTGGGCGCCGCACAGGAAGTTGCCGCCGACATCGATCCCGGCTGCGCCGACGCCCTTGATCACCGGGATTTCCGGAATCTCGCGGATGATCACGCCATCCCAAACCAGCGAGCCGCCCGTGAACAGCGGATTGCTGTTCATGCCGCTGCCTTCGCGCGCACGCGCGTCTCGGTTCGCCTGCTGCATCGCCGGGTCGTTGCTCAGATCCCGGAACGACAGCGAGTTCGCGAACATCACGTACCATTCCTCGTCCTCGTTCAGCCGAATCGGCTTGATGGCGGGCGACGCAAGTTGAGCGCGACGCTTCGCGAGGCTGATCATCGACGTCGACAGCTTGTCGGCTGCGTTGTCGATGTTCCCGAGCGATGCGGAATGGTCGTTACCGATGTTGTTGCCGACAGCCGCGCCGAACAGCACTCGGTCGGCGTTGTCGGCCAGCCATGCGTCCTTCTGTGCTTCCGAGGCCGCCGCATAAAGCACGCCGTTGATCGAGTACAGCGCATCGATCGTCTGGTTGCGCATCTTCTCCATCGCCCAGAGCTTGAGCGCGGTCTTGCCTGCGTCGCGCAGGTCAATGGCCGACTTCTGCTCGTCCCAGTCCGTGACGACCACGGCGTTCCGGACGGGGTTGACCGTGACGGCCATCGAGCGCGAATCGAGCTCGTCTTCGTTGCCCTCGAGCACCTGATTGCCCGTAACGCCGTCGCCGCGGAGCTTGCGAACGTTCGCGAACGTGACCTTGTCGCCCGGCTTACGGGTCAGGTCGTCTTTGAGCTGGATGATCGCGTTTTCGTCCGTGCCCATGTAGCGCATGAAGCGCGATGCGCGCACGTATTCCATGAAGAACTGATCGTCCCATTGCTGGGGGGTAAGCCCAGCGCGTGCAGTCGTTTCAGCCATGTTTCACCTCATCGAGTCTTGAGAATGTCGTTCAGCGACGTCGGGCCGGTCCACACCGGCGCCGAGCGCGGTGCGGACGAGCGAGCCGTCGCGAGGGATCGAGGAATGACGGGGGCTGCCGGCGCGGCCGGTGCAGCAGCCTGCGCCGCGGGAGCCGCGCCCTGCTGTTGCAGCTCCGCGAGAATCTCGTCACGCAGCTTTTGGCGATAGGCCGCCGGATCCGTGCCGATCTCCTGCATCGCTTCGATGCGCTTCGCCTGGTCGAGCATGAATTGCCACGGGTGTCGCTGCTGAGCCAGCTGTGCGCCGAGCGCGGGATTTTCCTGCACGGCCTTCTGGAACACCTCGAGCGCCTTGTCGACGTCGGCATCGCCGTGCTGCTGGCGGACCATCATTTCCGACATGTTCATGCGCTCGTTGAGCAGCGCGTGCTCGTAGGTCATCGCGACCGGCTGCTGCGGCTGTTGAGGCTGCGTCACCGATTGCTGCTGGCCTTGGGCCCGCAGATGCTTCAGCTCTTCCTCGAAGCGGATCGCCTTTTCCTTCCAGTCCTGGCGCCCCTTGCGTTCTTCCTCCAGCGCTTTCAACGGAACCATCTGGTTCGGCTCGGATGCCGGCGGCGCATCGATTTGCGCGGCCTGACCACCGGCGCCAGCGACATCAGCCGGCGGCGTCTGGTCAGTCGGCTCGCCCGTGTGCGGCGTCGCCGCGGCTGCCGGCGCGGCGACTTGCGACTGCTGCGCATCGCTCGGCGGCACTTCCGGGGCTGCCCCACTCAGAACCTGATCCAAACTCGTTCCCATCTTCAGCTCTCCAACACGCCCGATTCGACCCGGCGGCAGTCATAACGCCCGTATCCCCGGCGGCAGGTCATGCAAAATCCGAAACCATCGGCGGCCGCTGCGCGTCTGCGATGTTGCGCACAGCCTCCGTTTGAATCCTTCCCGTTTCCGCATCGAGCTTGCGGATCTTCGCGGCCTGCTCGAGCTGGTCGAGCCTCGACGGGCTGTCCGGCGCCGCCGGCGCTGCGCCGGTCGGCTGGCCAATCTCGGCCATCGTGCGTTGCGCTTCGGCGTTCGCCTTGTTTGCTTGCGCGCTCGTCTTCTCGACGTTCGCCTGTTGCTGCGCCATGCCGATCTGCTGCGCTTGCTGCTGCCCCGGTGCACGGGCCGCGCGGCCCTGTTCGAGCTTCTCGAGCAGCTTGTCCTTGTTGCGCAGCTGGGAAGCCTCGATAAGCACCTCAGGCGGAATCGGGTCGCCAGCCTGCGCAAGCGCGGGCGCGAGTTGCGCGAGCATCTGGAACTGCTCGGACTGCACGTTCGCGACGTCGGGGCCTTCCTCGATCGTGATGTCAACGTCCAGCCCCGCGATGTCGTTATCGACGCGCACGATCTCGTTCAGCCGAGGGTCGCCCGGTTGCAGCTGCAGTTGTTGCGCCAGCGCCTGCGCCTCTTCCGGCTCGAGCTCGCCAATCGCATCGGCGAGCGTCACCTGGCGATTCAGGCCAACCCAGCGCGTGTTCTTCTCGTCATCGGTAACGCGGATCCACTTTTCGCCAGTCCAGAACTGGCGAATGCGCAGCCACGCGGCCTCGTAGACTTGCTTCGTCCACTGGCGAAGGTCGTCGATGATCGGCTCGACCTCGATGGCGCCGCCGGCCTGCTGTGCCTGAATCGCGCGGCCCGACTGAATGCGCGGATCCTTGCCGGCCATCGCGGCATTCGGGCCGCTCGCCTGCAGTTCGGCCGTCGCGTGCTGCATCAGCTGCATCTGCGACGCCGCCATGTCGCCGGTCGGCAGAATCCCGAAATCCTCGTTGAGCTTGCCGCCCGCTTGCACCTGGACGTGTCCGTCCGGGCGCGAAAGCTGGCGCTTCGCCTCGTCGACGTCCGAGATCGCCTGCTGGTTGCCGAACGTCTGCCGCACGGACATCAGGTGCAGCGCCTTCGATCGGCGCTTGTTCACCTCGTCCTGCAGCGAGATCATGTCGCGCACGTGGCCGTACCGCTGGTTCTCGCGATCGACATACGCGGAACGCAGAATCAGCGAGCATGCTGGCTTGCCATCGCGGCCGATGTACGGCGACGGCATCGGGTCGGTCAGATAGCCGCCCTTCGTATACGTCGCGATGAACCAGATGCCGTCCTGCTTCCAGTGGCACTGAACGACGCGTACGCGCGTGCGCCGGTTGTCGGCCCAACGCAGGTATTTCGGCCGGTCGTCGTACGTATCGGACAGCGACACCGACGCGAGCGTGTTCTGGATCGCACCCTCGCGATCCGGAAACGTCTCGATCGCTTCGTCGCGGTCCATCCAGATCACCACGCCGAGATAGCGCGCGTCGCTGAAATCCTTCTGGCGGCTGTACGGATCGAACCAGATGCGGTCCCATGGGATACGCGTGATATCGACGTCGTAACCGTCGATGCCTTCGTCGACCGTCACGTCGGCGCCGCCGTAACCTTCGATCAGCATGTCCTCGTAGACATCCGAGCGCGTCACATCGAAGTCGTTCTGGTCCGCGACATAGCGCAGCGAGTCGGTAGCGGCTTCAGCGAGCTGATCCTCGTGCGGCGTGCGCGGAAACGCCTTCGGGTCGCTGCGCATGCGCCGCTCGAAGCCGCGCAGGTATTCGACCTTGCGCTTGACGTAGTTGATCGTCAGCGCGGGCTGGCCGCGCTTCGCCAAGGCATCCAGCTCGGCGCGCGTCCATTGCTGACCGTCGTAGTAGTCGCGATCGCGCTCGGAGCGCTTCCGCGCGTCGTACGTCATCTGCTCGGATTCTTCGAACCACTGGCAGAGGCGCGACACGTCGGGCACACGGATCTCCGTGACTTCGACGTCGATGATTTCCGCCGGCGCGCCGATCATGCCGTCCGCCATGACCCCTCCGCGTCGTTGTCGGTCTTGTTGAACGCACGATCCCAGCGGTCGACCGGCTTGCGATCCTCCTTCACCGGCACGACAGCCGGGTGCGCGTCGGCGATCGCGCGGCCGATCAGGCTACCTGCGTCGACCTCGTCATCGTTCTTCCCGCTCGGGAACTTCACGTACTGCTCGATCACGTCGTCGCCTTCCGGGCCTTCCGGTATCCAGACGCAACCGCTCGATGCCAAGCCCTGAAACGCCTGCGCCTTCACCTGCTTGTCCGCGCCGTGCGGCGTGATCGGCTCGATGCGCACGAATTGCTTCTCCATGCGCATCGCCGCCGTAACGAATCCGGCGACGGACTTCCAGTTGTTGTCATCCTCGGGGAACCAGGCGAACGGGCGATACTTGCGCACGAGGCCCGAGCGGCGATCAGCCGGATCGACCTCGCGGCGCTTCGCGGCCTCGACGTTTCCGATAACCTCGGCGGTCAGCTTGTCCATCGTGATCTGCTTGCGGAAGCCGTCAACGAGATAGACGTTGCTCAGCGCGTCGACGCCCCACACGCGCACGCATGCGAAGTCGGACGTGCTCTGTCCGGCGGGCGCGTGGTCGCTCGTGATGTAGTAGTTCAACTTCGTCGGCAGGCTGCCCGGCCGATAACGACGGAACCAGCCGCGCTGGAAGAACGTGCCTTCCGCCGGGGCCGGCTTCTGCTGATACAGCGACGACCAGGTGCGTGCGTTCTTCTTGAACGGCTCCCAATGCGCGAGGCTGAACCATTCCGGCCAGAGCGTCTCACCGATCTTGCGCCCGAGCGGATCGTCTGCGCGGTCGGCAATTGCCGGCAGGCAGATTACATACCAGCGGCGGCCGTCGCGGCCGTCGATCCATCCCGACTCGCCGTCCCAGCCTTCCGGCAGGATGCGGCCCGCGACATCGTCCTCATGCCAGCGCGTCTGAATGAGAACCTGAGGAGCGCCCGGGATCAGGCGCGAGCAGAAATCGTCGACGTATGCTTCCCACGTGCGCTTGCGGATCGTCTCCGATTCCGCCTCGGCGCGGCCAGCGATGGGATCGTCGAGCACGCCGAGCGCGCCGCGGTTGCCTGTGAGGCCGGAAAGCAGGCCGCCGGCCATGAATTCCGATCCGTTCGTCAGCGTCCACTGGTGCGCCGCGCGGTTGTCGCCCATCAGGCCGACGTCGATCAGACGCGCGAACGAGTCCGAGCGCACGAGCTGCCGCGCGCGCCGGCCCTGCTTCATCGCGATCTCGGTCGCGTAACTGGCGAGGATGACGTTGCGGCGCACTTTGCGCGACATGAACCATGGAATAAAGACGATGTCGCTGTACGTGCTCTTCGCCGACCCCGGCGGCATCAGCACCATCAGGTTCGGGATCGTGCCGTCGTCGATGCCCTGAAGCTTCTCGCAGAGCAGCTGGTGATGCGCGGCGAGCGACCCGAGTCGCATCACGGAGAAGCGGTCTTCGTCCTCGGCATCGGTGAGTGGCACGGTCGGGATGTCGACAAGGCAGGCGAAGTCAGGAAGGCTGCGCCGCGCAAGTTCGCGGCGAGCTTCCTGTACGTCTGCGATGGTGAATTCCCGAGCGCCCATTCAGATCTTGATCGATGCCAGTACGCGTAGTTGTTCGATGGTCAGCTTGCTTGTATCGACGGTGCTGTTCACTTCGATTGGGGCACCGTCCGGCCCCGAAACTTCGCTCTTCACGCGGTCAACGCTCCAGCCCATGATCTTCGCAATGCTGTCGAGCGCGCCCTTCTTGTCCGCCCACTTCACCTTGCTCGTCACGCCGATCTGGAATCGATCCTTGCCGCTGCCGTCGAACTCTTCCATCACTTCGAAAGCGGCGAGCGCAGCGGCCGCATCGTCATCCAGCTCGGGCACACGCTTCAGCGTGCCGTCGGCGTGGAAAAAGTTGCGCGGGTCCGCGAATGCGAGCCGCGCGTACTCCAACATGACTCGCTCGCGCGTGATCTCGAACTTCTTCGCGAGCCGCTCACGCGCCGCGGAGATCGCCTGCTGAACCCGAACATTCCCCAACAGTCGCGGTCCTTGCGTCTCGGCGGTCTTCGCGCTGTATCCCGCACGGATGGCCGCTTGCGTGGCGTTCATGTCGCGCAGGTACTCATCGACGAAAAGCGCCTGCTTCGGGGTGAGGTCTTTCTTAGCAGCCATGGTCCCGACAGACGTTCGAATGCAATTCGTTAGGCATGTGAAGTATCCGACAAAGTGCTAGACGAAATCTTGGCTAAATTGCGCTTTAGCCAGCCGAGATTTCGTCTAAATTCACGGGGCGCTCCATCATCGTCGGTGCCTCGATCGGATCACGGCCAGTTTTCACTGACCATGCGATCAGCAGCAGCGAACCGACCGAATGCGACGGCTCGACGCCGTCGCGGTAGCTCTGCAGCGAACTGCGCGGGATACGCGTCGTCATCGACAGCTTGTAGAGCGACGAGCCGCCATGGCATAGGTCGGCGAGGACGCGGAACCAGTCGATTCGCAGATCAATCATGGCGGCATGCATGCGGCGCCCTCCAGTCAGAGTGCTTCGCGCAGCTGACGCGCAACGTCGAGCAACTCGTCGCGAGCCTCGTGCTCGAGCACCGCGAGTTTTCTCTCGAGCAGCGCGAGCCAGCTATGAGCTGTCGACGGGCAAGCTGCCGGGATATCAGCCGCCGCGGTACCAGCAGCTTCGGAGCCCGCGGCATTCGACGCGGACGTCGCAGTTGCATCCGACGCGCCGCCGGCAGCGTGCTCCCCCGAGGCCGCGACCGCCAGCGCGTCAGCGGCCGCAGAAGCAACCGTAGAAATCGAGATCGATACCGCAGTGTTCGCATCTGCGAGCGCTGTCGCGCCCAAGGTAGTTGCATCGATCGGTGGCGAAGGTGGCGAGGATGCCGTCATCCCAATGGATTCCCCCGATGCGGACGTGCCAGCCTCTGCAATCTGGTTGATCTGCATCGGCGGGACACCGCCGGCCTGAATGGCCGCCAGCTCTTCTTGTGTCCATTCATGGTTGTCGCCCGGCGGAAGCAGTTCCGTCGTCGCCGGCTCGGTGTTGCTCGGTGCTGCGTTGATGTCGCTCATGATGTGCTCCTGGTGATGAATTCGTTCGGGCCGCCCGGGGTCTTACGCGCTACGTCCACTGCCCCGAATTGCTGTCGCGGCGCGGGGTGTTCGTTTACTCGATGACGCGCCAGTCTTCGGCGAGGCAGTCGGTCACGCTCGGCACCCACGTGCTGACCGTGTCGTCGACGCCCTTCAGCCCGAGGTAGGCGTTGTACGGAACGAGGGAGCCCTCGCCGAAGTGCGCCTTCGCTGCGCCGGTCTGCACCGGATATGCGGCCGCCGGCACGAGATAGACGAACATGCCCTTACCATTCCAGCCGGCACGAGCAAGGCGCAGCCCTTTCTTCAGTGCTTCCAGTGCAAGACCGAACGTCAGGCCGTCGGTCGGGCGATATGCGGCTTCGGCCTGCGCCTTCGGCGACCAGCTGACGTAACCAGCGTAGTGAGGCGTGTTCGGATTGCCGCCGTCGAGGTATTCGACGAGATAGCCGTCGTCCTCCGGGTTCTCGTCCGCCGGAACAGTCCAGCCGCGAAACGCGTTGTACGCGCCGCGCGTCATGGGCTGCATGTTCACGACCTTGGTCCCGATGTGCTTCTTCATGGACTGCTCCTATGCAGGTTAGTGCTACTGTTGAAAACTCGACTTACTCGCGATCGCCCACATCCCACTGCGAATCACCGCTCGCCACGAACGCGGACAGCGATCTCCTGTTCTCTCTCACTGTCGCCTCGACGCGGTACGTGCCGTCAGCGTTCCAGCCGCGCGCCGCCGCGAAGGCGCGATACTTCTCGGGCAGGTCGACGTCGACGAAGATGAATGCGCCGCCCTTCTCCGGCTCGATCACGGGCCCGATGAGGCGCTGCGCGAGGCATTCGAATTTCTCGTAGCCATCAGCCGAAGCGAACGGCAACGTCATGCGCACGAGCAACCTCATCCGTACAGCCTCTCAAGCGTCGCGTTCAGCAGATCGATCTGCGTCACCTTCAGGATGCGCAGGTAGGTCTGATCGCCGTGCACGCCGTTCTTGCCCTGATGGCAGTCGTCGTGACAGAGCGGTACCGTGCAGAAGTCGCCGGCGCGCTGCGCGCCGCCGTGCCCGACGCGCACGTGATGCACGTCCGTCTTGCTGGTTTGCTTGCGGCCGAGCAGGTAGCAGCAGATGCACTCCATGCTCGCGATGCGGCCCATGTGCTCGCGCTCGCGTTTGTTCGATCGGGCAGCCATCAGAACACCTCCCGAACCCACTCACCCTTCACGCGCCGCACGGCGATGAAGCGGTAGTAGGGATAGAGCTCGGTCGCGACCTTGATCTTCACGCGGGCGTCGTCGGTCCAGTGGCCCTTCACCTCGTGGATCTCGCGTGCACCGTCCGGCAGCACGATCGCGAAGTCGGGCGTGTACCAGGTGCGATCGGCGAGGCGCAGCTTCAGCGACTCGAACTTGAATTCGAGGATCTCGCCGACGTGCGCGCGAGCCGCGAGCTGTTCGGCATACGCGGCCTCGGTCTTGTTCATGCGGCCGGCCGGCAGTCGGCCGAGTGCCTGCATGCGCTGCAGGGGCGTCGGTGCAGCCGCCGGCGCGCCGCCGATCAGCCGCGCGGTCGCCGCATCGAGCGGAACCGGGCCGGGTGCAGCGAGGCGCGCTGCGGTATCGGCAACCATGCCGCGCACGCGCGCGGTGCCGAACACGCCGCCGGCGATCGCGCTCTCGGGGTAGCGAAGTGCGTTCTTGCTCATGATGCGAAGTCGTCCACGGGCATCAGCGCGTCGCCGAACGTCTCGCGCGCGAACTTGTAGAGGTCGACGGCGTTGAAGCGCTGCGCGTCGGAGAGAACGAACTCGGCGGCCTTGCGATCGTTCGCCGCGCGCACGACCAGCACGCGGTAGGAACGCCAGTCCTCATCGGGCTTACGGTCACGCATGCCATGCAGCTTCGCCTGCGCATCGACGCCCTGCGGCGTCTCGAACCAGCGAACATCGCCTGCGCCCGAATACGACGCGCCCGCGCCGCCCTTCAGCGCCGGCTCCTTACGCACCCAGTTGCGCCACGTCGCTTCCCAGTCCGTCCTGCGGCCCTTCATGCCCGGCTGAGCAATCCAGTGATCCCGGAACGCGGCAGCGACCTTGCGCACGTGTTCCTCGGTCCACGTCGGCTGTTCCTGCAGCGCCCAGAGGGCAAGCTTCTTAGTCAATACCCAGTCGGCCGGCAGACGCGCACCCTGCGCGGATGCTTTCGGCGTCGAGTTGTCCACAGAGGCCGGTTCCGGAGTGCGGCCGGATCCCTGATGGTTCTCTTTAAGGTTATTGGTGGTTCTGGGTGCCAATTTGGCGGGGGTTTCCGTCGAATTTGGCGGGGGTGCCGCGTCGCTTTTGGCGGGGGTGGGTGCCAATTTGGCGGGACCGCCATCTTGGCGGGGGTGCCGTTCTTGCGGGGGTGCCAATTTGGCGGGGGTGGATTCGATCGGGAACTTCGATTCGTGCACCTGATACGTGGTGCTGCGGCCCTTGCGGAACGAGCGCGTCAGGATGCCGGCCTTCTCCAGGTCGTCCAGATGGCGCTGCACTGTCCTCTCGCCCATCGAACACTTACGGCGGATCGTCTCGACAGACGGCCAGCACACGCCCTCGTCGTTCGCCGTATCGCACACTGCGACAAGCACGAACTTCGCGCCGGTCGCGAGCGACGTGCGCCAGGCTTGGTTCATGAGGTGGATGCTCATGCGGCGAGCCTCTCGACGATGTCGACCGCGCGGAACACGGCGTGCCCGAGCGTCAGCGCGATCGTGTATTCGAGCGATGCACCGCGCGACGTCTGCCAGCCTTCCAGCATGGCGATCGCGTCGCAGTCGACCAGGTGCTTGATGTCCGTCCGCATGCACTGCAACCAGTCGGCGCCCGGCTCGGTGTTCAGCTCGGCCGGATTGACCACCTCGTAGCCGCGCGCACGCAGGCGCGCCGCCTCGGCGTGGAAGGCCGGGAAATTCAGCTGGGGATGCCCTGTCATCGGGCCGGCAACGTAGATGCGCATGGTGGCCTCCGTCAGTGCCCGCACGGCAACACGCCGCCGGATTCGCGCGCGCCGCAGGACAGGCAGATACGGCCGGCACTGGCCGGCTGGGAGCGCGGTATCACGCGTACGAATGGCGCCTGCAGCGGCAAAACTGCAACGCGCTCGAGCTGATCGCGGTAGAACGCGTTACGCATCGATTCGGACATGGATGCGAGGGTCATCGCCGCACCCCCGAATTCGCTGCGGCCATACCTGCCGACATCCCGAGCGCGACGCCGGCTGCAGTCGCATTGCTGTTGTCGTTCTGCTCGCGCTCGTAATTCACCTGCAACGTCGCACGGCACTGGATGTAGTCGGACGATCCGCGCTTTGCACCCCACTTCACGCACTGCGCATCGTGCGTAGCGTCGACTTCGGCCGCCGATGGGCCAGAAAACACCCATCCGAGAAGCGCGACGAGCGCTGCCACGCCACCGACCATCAAAGCGAGCGTTTTCATGCTGTCACCTCCGCACCGAGCATCACCCGGTAGATGCGGCCCTTGCCGGGTACCTTCATCGTCTCGATGTGCCCCGCTTCCTCGAGATCCTTGATCGAGGCGCGCACCGCGCTTTCGCTCATGCCCGTTCGGAATGCGATCGATTGCACGGTTGGGTTGCACTCGCGGTTCGTCAGGTGCGCAGCGCGCGCGATCGCGAGCAGCACGACCTTCTTCAGCGCGGGCAGCTCGATCTCCCAGGCGAGGTTTTCGTGGTGTAGGCTCATCGGGGATTCCTCAGGCAGAAAAGGATCGACACGGCGATACACACCGCCATGCCGAAGGTCAGGATGTCGGCGTCCATCACGAGGGCCGCCGCGGCTCGAAGTAGCGCGCCGCCGGCCCGCATGCGTGGAAATTGATCGCGCGCTCGACGCCGACAAGGGGATGACGGTGCACAACCTCATCGAGTGCGCTGCCCGGCGTGAGCGGCTCGGGACGCATCGTGCGGCCGCACCGCGCGAACTCCCATTTCGTCGGCAGCAGGCCGAACAGCGTGAGCAGGCTCGTGTCCGGCTTCGCGTACTGGCAGTCGCGGCAATTCAGCGTGCCTTTCCCCGGTGCTGTCATGTCGGTCATCCCGTTCTTAGGTAGCGCCCTATGGGGCGGTTCTTCGTGTTTTCCCCGTGGCTTTCCGGGGTGTCAGCGGCTCAGCACATTTCCCTGCCGCGCGGGCTGAGGGGCCGAGCCCCCGACGCTCATCCCGCTCGCGCGGGCCGCATGTGCAATACGGCACTTATCAGGCAGTGCGAAGCGCACGCGCCGCCGGCGTCTCGCCGGCCGATTCGCTATCGCGGTAGATTCGAAACGTGAGCTGAAGCAGCTCTTGGATGTGCCGGTGTGCGTCGTGCGCGATGCGCTCGAGCTCAGCTTTCTCGTGATCGTCGACAACGCCGTCCGCGATCGCCTGAGCATGCGTACGCGCGAGCGCGCCGAGCTGGTCGAGGATCAGCGTGAACTTCGTGAGCAGCTCCTGGTTGTCGCACTCGTCTTCCATGCCAGGCAGCTGCACGAACACGCCGCCCGTCGTGCGTGCGATGGCTTCAGCGAAATCGGTGCGGCCCGTCAGCGTCTGCATCGCGAGTGCGTGCTCGACGTGCAGCACCTGCCCCTTCACCTCGTACATGCGGTTCTGCAAGCTCGACGACGACATACCCAGCGCCGCAGCCATCGCTTCAACGCCGCCCGGAAACGCGCGGCACATCGCCTGATATGCCTGCCGCAGATTCATACCCATAGAACGCACCCCTTCTTCAGTGGTTATTTCATGTCCGAGATGCAGGTACGATGTGCACGTCGGTTTGATTGGTGGGGACTGCCCCGCTTCAGATCCGATACCGGCCGCCAAGCCACGACACCAAACCTTTCTGCGGGGAGTCCCCATGGATAAGCAACGAAAACCGATCGATCCTTTCTTCGATCTCACGGTCCCGATGTTCATGGGCCTCGCCGACGCGATCGGCCGAACGCTAGGGACCGACGGAAAGCAGCTGCTCGCGCAGAACCTCCGCGAGCAGGCCGCGTTTGAAGCCGACCGCGCAACAACACAAGCTCAACAGATGGTCGCGCCGCTGTTTTCAATGCTTGCCGAAGCTGTCGCCGGCGACCCGGAGAAAGGGCTCGCCGTTCTGCAGGCAGCCATTCGGCAACGCCGGTAAGCAGCGCGCGGATCTGGGCCGCGAGCAATGCGAAGGAAGTGCGGCTGACCGGACGTTGATGCCAGACGGAACCGCACTCGTTGCGCTCGGCGCTCATGCGGCAACCTCGACACCTGCGCGCGGTGCGGGCGGCAATGCGCGAATCGGCTCCGCAGCCAAGTCGGGCCAGTGCTCCTTCCAGTCGTCTAGCCGGAACCAGCGACGATCGATGCCGGTAGCACTTTCGATCCGGTAGGAGCGCTTCGGCGGAATCGGCCGCTGCCCGTTCGCCCACTGCTGAAATGTCTGCGGCCTAACGCCAACGAGGCGTGCCAGAGCAGCTTTCCCGCCAGCGATTGCAGCCGCCCGCTGAAGCGCAAGGCTGGTGTCGGTGTTCATGGGAAATCGAGAGGTCGTCATGATGAACGACAGAATAAGGCAATACCTTACGCAAGGCAAGGCATTGCCGTATCTGGTTGCATGCGTGCCTAATAAGGCAATGCTTACCGGGAAGGAACTAGGCGACGCGCTACGGGTCGCCATCGAGAAAAAGGCCATCACCAAGAAGGCCGTGGCCGATCATTTCGGCGTGAAACCGCCGTCCGTTCAGGACTGGGTCAACTTCGGCCGAATCGGCAAGAAACACCTCAACGAGCTCGTCGCGTTCTTCTCAGACGTTGTGCCCCCGGAGCACTGGGGACTGCCGCCAGTCGATATTGCCGTTCGAGATAGCGAGGGCCGGTTAACGGTCGTCGAGCTAAAATCTGAAGTCGGGACATCCACCGATGACCGTGGCGTTTCAGCCAGTGCGAAACTTTCCGTAATCGAAATGTCAGAGCGCATTGCTTCACAAATCGTCGCACTGACAAGGGCTGGTCTCCTGGACAAGCGCGGTCTCACGCTGCTCGAAAGGGAAATGCGCCGCTGCGTTGCGGCCGCCAGCCCCTCTACGGATAACGACGCGGCAGGCAAGCTGAGCGACCTGGACGCGTCCGAGAGGAACGCACATCATGGTCCCCGAGGGCAAGAACGGAAACGTTCCAAATAACGTCGTATCTTTCGAGGCTTTCAAGCAGCGGGCTGCAGCGCGCCGCCTCGCGCGGGTCTACATGACCGAGGACGCCGCCGGCGACGTCGAGTTTCGGATGGAAGGAGTTACTGCGCTCAACGCCCTTCCCTTCGCGCGGTTAATGATCCATTTGTCGGGGCGCATGCTGAAGATCTACACGGGGTGACAATGAAAAAAACAATTCTCGCGAGCACGGCGATCTGCGCCCTGCTCGCTGGCTGCGCAACGTATGACCTGTCGCTGATGCCACGCGGGCCCGGCAAGATGGCACATGGCACCGCGAAACAGATCGACAAGTCCGTCGCGATCAGCATCGACGATCGAACATACAGCGGCCGCTACGCGTACGTCCAAGGCGGATCCTTCACGCTCGGTACCGCGTTCGCTAGTGGTCAAACTGCAACAGCCAACGCGACATCGTTCAGCGCGGTCGGCAATGGCAACGTTCTCGCGCAATCGGCCGACGGCCACAATCTCCGATGCGTTTTCTCGTTCAGCGGATGGAGCCAATCCGGCACCGGTACGTGCCTGACTGACGACAATCAGCTATACGACCTCCAGATCACACGCTGATCGATCCCGCTTCGGCGGGATTTTTTTCGAACAGAAAATAAGGCATTGCCTCTTGACAATGAGATAAGGCATTGCCTACTATGGCCCTCACCAACACCGGGAGAGGCCCATGTTCAAGAACCGAATCGCCGTCGCTGCGGGCAGCGCTGCCGCTGCGATGCTCGCTCAGATCCTGCCGTCCAGAGATATCTCCGTCCTTTCAATGCCGCGGGGCGCATCGGGCGTACGCCGCGTCGCGCCGTCCATCGCGGGCCGAATCCCGAAGGGAGCCGCGCCGCGCCTGAAGAAGCCGCGCACTGTGGGCGACTTCGAAGCGATCACGCGCGCGCAGCTGAAGCGCGACCGCCGCGCGGCGAAGCTCGAGCGCGACACCTTCCTCCAGCGCTGCACCTATTACATGACTCGCGATGCGGCCGTCGCAGAAGAAGCGCGCCGTGTTCATGACCTCCTCAGCGAGCGTGCAGCATGAAGCCCCGCGCCGACTGGCACCTGCTCGTGGTGCTCGCCGCCTTCTATCTGCTCGCCGGCGCAGTTGCGCCGCCCGTCGAGCGGCTCATGGGGATGTGGGCATGAAAGCGTTCGCCGTCTACTGCGCGAAGTCGTTCGCAGCCCTGATCGCCGCTGTCCTGGTGCTCGCGCTCGCGCAGCAATGGGACGAGGCAGACACCGCGCGCGTGCGCGCCAGCATGCTCCGGAGCGCCTGATCATGCTGCCTACCCTTTGGCAAATCGTCGAAGACCTTGCAAACGGCAGCATCACGCGCCGCCAAGCCTTCGCAATGCTCAAGGCGCGCATGCGTGCCGCCGCGCGGAGACGCTGATCATGCCCCCGCGCATCCCCGTCACCGACGCGATGGTCGCCCGCGAGTTCCGCCTACAGAGGGTTCCCGGCTCGGCCGTCGACGCGATCACGAATCCGCTCATCCGGCGCTGCCTCGCGCTCGGTGCCGAAGCGCGCGCCGCGCGCGAGGATGCCGCGCCGCCCCTTTCCCACCGCGACGCGAAGTCCCGCGCCGCCAACGACAACGACTGACCCATAGGAGCCAGCCATGATGAAGTCCTACACGTCGACGCTCGTCGACATCCGCGGCGGCATGCTCGTCGAGGAAGCAACCGAGCAGCTCAATCACCTGGTTGCGCTCGTCCGCGACACCGGCAAGGCCGGGAAGATCAGCGTGACGATCGAGATCAAGCCGTTCGCGAAGGTCGCCGACGCGCTCGAGGTGTCCGGCGAGGTGTCGACCACGCTGCCGAAGGAGAAGCGCGCCGCCGAGGTGTTCTTCCCGACCGTCGAAAACAACCTCTCCCGCAACAGCGAGCGGCAGCCCGATCTGCCGGGCATCCAGCTCGCCGACACCGGCACCGGCCGGTAATCGCCGCATCCACCACTTCACCAGGAGATCCACATGTTCGACCACGACGCACCAGATATCAGTGCCGCCCTCAACGCCGGCACGGCCCTTGCCGACCCGAAGAAATCCCCGCTCGCCGACGGCCGGCCGTTCGTTGTCGTACCGACTGGCTACGAGGTGCGCACCATCGACGAGCGCGACGAGGTTCCGCACCGTCCGATCGGCGTCGTGAAGCTTCGGGACGCCGCGAGCTTCATCGCCTATTTCAACCGCCAGAAGAACGGCAACAGCATGATCTATGCGTCGCTCGATCCGGCGCACATCCTCGGCGTCATCGATGACCACTTCCCCGCGAGCGACGCGCTCGACAACGGTGGCGCGAACTGGCGCGAGTACCGCGTGCAGTTCGCTGTGCCCGCGTCGCGCGAATGGAAGACCTGGACGGCACGTGACCGCAAGCCGACGACGCAGCTCGAGTTCGCGGAACTGATCGAAGACAACCTGCCGGACATCGTGAGCCCGTCGGGCAGCGACATGCTGTCGATAGCGCTGAACTTCGAAGCGAGCAAAGGCGGCAACTTCGTGTCCGCGACCCGCCTGCAGGACGGCAGCGTCGATTTCGTGTGGCGCGAGGACGTGAACGCGACCGGCAACAAGGTGAAGATGCCGACCGAAATCGCGCTCGAGATCCCAGTCTTCGAAAACGGCGCGAAGTACCCGCTCGCCGCCCGCCTGAAGTACCGCGTGAAGGACGGCGCACTGACGATCTGGTACGAGCTCATCCGCCCGCACAAGGTGCTCGAAGACGCGTTTCGCGCGATCTGGTCGGACATCGAAGCGCAGACCGAAACGAAGATCCTCCTCGGCTCCCCCGAGTAACCGCTTTCCCCGTGGCCTGCCGCGCGCGCCCTCGTACGCGCGGCACTTTACCGGGGCGGACGTCTCGCCCCGCTTTTTTCCGCCGGCTTCAACGGTGGGTGCTCGGAGTGACGGGTGGGCGCCGTCACAAAGCCAACACGATGCAGCGCAGCCGGCTTTCATGCTACCCGCTGCCATATGCGAGCCGAGCACCCACCCCTGAAGCCTGACCATCAAACGGAGATCTCGCGTGAAGCGTGACCTGATGAGCCTGCCGCTCGACCTCGGTAGCGAATTGATCGTCGACAATTTCGCCGGCGGCGGCGGCGCCAGCACGGGCCTCGAACGCGCGTTCGGACGGCCGGTCGACGTCGCGATCAACCACGATCCCGAAGCGCTCGCGATGCACGCGGCGAATCACCCGCAAACGGCGCACTACTGTGAAAGCGTGTTCGACGTCGATCCCGTGGCGATCACGGGAAACCAGCCGGTCGGCCTAGTCTGGCTGTCGCCCGACTGCAAGCACTTCAGCAAGGCGAAGGGCGGCAAGCCCGTGTCGAAGAAGATCCGCGGGCTCGCATGGATCGCGTTGCGCTGGGCCGCCACTGTGAAGCCACGCGTGATCATGCTCGAAAACGTCGAGGAATTCGTGACGTGGGGGCCGCTCGGCGCCGACGGCCGGCCGTGCCCGAAGAATCGCGGCCGCACGTTCCGCTCGTTCGTGAACGCGCTCGCGCGCCACGGATACCGCGTCGAGCACCGCGAGCTGCGCGCGTGCGACTTCGGCGCGCCGACGATCCGCAAGCGCCTGTTCCTCGTCGCGCGCCGCGACGGGCTGCCGATCGTCTGGCCGATGCCGACGCACGGTGACCCGAAAAGCGCCGCCGTGCGCGCCGGCGCGCTGCAACCATGGCGCACGGCAGGAACGGACGTCATCGACTGGTCGATTCCCTGCCCATCGATCTTCGAGCGCGAGCGGCCGCTAAAGGACGCGACGCTGCGTCGTATCGCGCGCGGCATCATGAAGTTCGTCGTGAACAGTGCGGATCCTTTCGTGATACACCTCACGCACCACGGCGCAGACCGCGCCGCCAGCATCGCCGCACCGCTCGCTACCGTCACCGGCGCCAACCGTGGCGAGCAGGCTCTCGTCGCCGCGCACATCACGAAGTTCCGCGCGAACAGCACCGGAAGCGCCGCCGACACGCCGCTGCATACCGTGACCGCCGGCGGCGACTGCGCGCGGCCAGCCGGCGCCGCGCACGCAATGGGTGTCGTCGCCGCGACTCTGATCCAGACCAGCTACGGCGAGCGGCCCGGGCAAGCCCCGCGCGTACCGGGCCTCGACAAGCCACTCGGCACGGTCGTAGCGCAGGGCGTGAAGCATGCCGCCGTGACTGCGTTCCTCGCGAAGCACTACGGCGGTGTGACTGGCACGCATGTCGACGTGCCGACCGGCACAGTGACGACGACTGATCATCACGCTGTCGTAACAGCGCAGCTCGTCGGCTGCGGCGGCCGAGCCGGACAGTCACGCCCGCGTGATGCCGGCGAGCCGTGCGCCACGGGCACGAGCAAGGCAGATACGACCGTCGCCGTCTCGCACCTGGTCAAGCTGCGAGGCACGTGCCGCGATGGCGCGCCGACCGACGAGCCGCTGCATACGATCAGCGCTGGCGGCATGCATCACGCCGAGGTGCGCGCGTTCCTGATCAAGTACTACGGCGAAGGCGGCCAGTGGCAAGACGTGCGCGATCCGCTGCATACGATCCCGACGCGCGATCGCATCGGCCTGGTCACGATCCACGGCGAGGACTACGCGATCGTCGACATCGGCATGCGCATGCTCACGCCGCGCGAGCTCGCCCGCGCGCAGGGATTCCCGGACAGCTACGTGCTCGATCCGGTCTTCAACGGCAAGCCGCTGTCGAAGTCGGCGCAGGTCCGCATGATCGGCAACAGCGTATGCCCGGACGTCGCGACCGCGCTGATCCGCGCGAACTTCGCCCATGAACAGCAGCTCGCGCACGTCGCGGCCTGACCCACAGAGGACACCAACATGAACGACCAACAACCGAGCCGCGCTGATGCGCGCACGCACACCACGCAGCCGGGTGAATCTGTCGCGGGAATCGCCCTTCGCCAGTGTGGCAGCGAAGACGAATGGCGCAACATCATTGCGCTCAACCCTGAATTCAGCGAACACACGGCGTGCGATTACTTTCCCGTCGGTACCGTCTTGACGCTGCCGCCGCTCCCTGTCCCGCAGCCCCCGGCAGTGCCGGCCGACCTCGAAGGTCTGCGCCGCGCCGTGCTCACGCCGCGCGCGATCGTGCGCGACAAAGACGGCATGCTGTCACATCCCGCAGTGCCGTACCTCGACGAGGACGTGAATTACGAGACGTTCTTCGCTGCATTCGGTATCGAATCCGCGTTCGTCCATATGGAGAACGATGTCGATGGCGATACGTACGATCTGTATTTCGAATCGAACAGCCCGGACTGCAGCATGTGGACGCCGAGCGCGCCGGCCGGCGACGGCTGGCTGCTGCTCGAGATCTACGACACCGAGGACGGCCCTGTCGCGCTGTTCGTGCGCGAGAAGAAGCCCGAATCGATGCGCGAGCGCTGGAAGCGGGAAGAACAGGAGGCGCGCGCCGCCGCGCGGCCGGAGTCGCTCATTAAGACACTGTCGGACATCATCCAGGATCAGACCGTCGCGATGCAGTCGGCGATCATCGAGTGGCAGCACGGCAAAGGTGCTGAAGCGGGTCTGAGCTGGATCGTCAACACGCTGGCGGGCCCGGGCCACCTTCCCGATTTCGACGCCCCGCACGGTAAGCACGCGCAGTTCTGGTTCAACGCCAATCAGGCGAATCCGCTGCCGGCATGCTTCTGTGGCAACCCGTCGTCATCGCTGTGGATGGGTCAAGGCTTCTGCTGCGACCAGCACTATCGCGAGGCCAAGGCAAAGTATGATGCCACGCACGGCCAAGGGGGTGCGTGATGGTCACCCCAACGAAGACAATCGCCGCTGATCGCGTGCTCGCCGCAATGATCCCCGGCGAAGTCCATGCCCCGTCCGACCTCGCATCCCGCTTCAAGACGACGGCCGCCGCAGTGCGGCCCGTGCTCGAGCGGCTCGCGAAGGACGGCTCAGTCACCCGCGTGCGGCTGCGGTTCGCGAAGCTACCAAGCTACATCCTCGCGGGCACTGAGAAGTGCGTCGTGCAACGCGAGAAATACGTCGGCATCCCTGCCGCGCCGCGCACGTATGTCGTCATGACGGGCGACCTCGACTCGTACATGGCTGAGATCCGGCGCCGCGCCGACCTTTGCATGATGGTGCGGCGATGAAAGAACGCCCGATCCTTTTCAGCGGCCCGATGGTGCGCGCCATCCTCGAAGGCCGGAAGATGCAGACGCGCCGGCTCGCGATCCCGAAGCGCAGCTGCATCGATTTCATCGGCGGCGGCCCGAAGGACGGCCCCGACTGGAACGACCCGGCCTGCTGGGGGTTCGAGGACGCGAACACCGGCCTATGGTGGGCGCTTCACGGCAACGATCAGTGCCGCCAGCTCCCATGTCCGCATGGTGGGCCCGGCGACCGGCTGTGGGTGCGAGAGACGTGCCGCGCGGACGAACTCGACAGCGGCCTCGACGGCGTGCGCTATCCCGCCGACGGCGCGTTCCGAGCGATCGAAGATTCGAGCGAGGCAGCCGGCCGATGGCTCGAGCTGTACGCGTACCGCGGCCAGTCCGGTGCGACGGTTCCAGCGATCCATATGCCGCGCTGGGCGTCGCGCATCACGCTCGAGATCACCGGCGTGCGCGCCGAGCGCCTGCAGAGCATCGGCTGGGACGATGCGATCGCCGAAGGCATTCCCGATCCTCGCCGCGCCGCCCGGCGCGTCGATCCGGTCGAGGGCACCGTCGCGCAGTTTCGCCAGCTCTGGGATGGCCTAAACGCAGCACGCGGCTACGGCTGGGATGTGGACCCATGGGTGTGGGTTGTTGAATTTCGGAGGATCGAATCATGAGCGAACGCCTGATGAACGAGGCCGACCTCGTCCGCGTAACTGGCAAGAAGCGGTATGGAAAACAAGCCGAGTGGTTCAAGGCGACGTTCGGTATCGAGGTCGTCACCGCCGCGAGCGGCGCCGTGATCATGACATGGTCAACATTCGAGTCGCTCCAGGCGAAGAAGGCCGGCCTCGCCGGCGACGCACCCGGCACGCGCGAGCGGCCGGCCCTCCGATCTGTCCACCGAGCCGCATGACCAAGCGAAAACTGCCGCTCCGCGTGTACGTGCGCGACGGCTCCTACTACTGGGTCCAGCCCTATACCGAGAAGTGGAAGCGCCTCTGCCGCGTCGAGGACGGCGAGGTGCGCATGCTCGAGCGTCTCGCCGCGGAGAAGGCGAAGGTCGAGAAGATCGACGGCACGGGCAATATCCCGCACCTGGTCGACAAGTACGTGCGCCTGCACGAGAAGGACCACAAGGAAAAGGCGTGGCCGGCGTATGGGCGCTATGTGAAGCGCGGGTTCGCGGACGTCGATATCGACCAGATGGACGTACCGTACGTGCGCCAGTTCCTGAAAGACAACTGGAAGGGAAAGCCGGCCATGCAGCGCGTGATGCGCTCGTTCCTGTCCGGCTTCTTCGACTGGTGCATCGACCAGCGCCTGATGACGACGAACCCGTGCCGCGACGTCAAGCTGAAGAAGCCGAAGCCGCGCGCGACCCTGATAAGCGGCGACCACTTCGCGGCGATCCGGGACTGCATGCTGACGTTCACGTACGAGCGCGGCGGCCGCCAGCTTACCGCCAAGGTGCCGACCGGCCCGATGATGCAGTGCTTTGTCGACCTGTGCTACCTGACCGCGCAGCGCTCTACCGAGATTCGCAACCTGCGTTGGACAGTCGATCCGAAAGACCCTGACGGTTGCTCGTGGGTTGACCGCGCCGCCGGCGTGATCCACTTCCGCCCCTCGAAGACCGAGGATTCGAGCGGCGTGTCGGTCGACTTCAGGATCACGCCCGAGATCGAGGCAGTGCTCGAACGCGCTCGTGGTATCGGCCGCATCAAGGGCGTCCACGTGATCCACACGAAGCAGGGAAAACCCTATGCGGCAAACACGGTGCTGAAGGCGTGGAAGGTAGCGAAGAAGCGCGCCGGTCTGGAAGACGTTCGGTACACGATCAAGGACATCCGCGCGATGGCGCTCACGGACGCCGAGAACGCGGGCTACGACATCGAGGCGCTGAAGGAAACGGCCGCACACACGAACGAGAAGCAGACGCTTGATTACATCAAGTCCAGAAATGTACCAACGAGCGAAGTCCGTCTACATGTACCAGTTCGCGCGAGCGCTTGA